CATGGAAGGATGTTGATGTTGTCAAGCGGATATTTATTAACTGGCCTGAGTTGCTAACGGAAGGATGGGATTGGCTTCTGCCGTTGATGGCTGGCAAGGATAACGATAAGGAGAATCATGAGTGACGCAACCAAATTAAGGAACAAAGAGGTATTGGACCTATGCAGGAACTTCCTCGACGCAGTTCAGAAACGTGAAGATTGGCATCCGTTCGCGCAGTTGGGAGCCCGACAGAAGAAATCACCGCCAAATATCCCAGCATTCCAGTCGTTCAAGGTGCTGATGACGCAGCATCCTGGTAAGGGATTTGATGACGATCAGATGCGAACCGTCTGGATTGAGATCACGCTTGGAGGGAACGAGAGGCTGAAGCTGCAGAGAGTCCCTGCGAAGCTGCTGGCCGTCAGAGAGATTGGCTGGGAGCAGTGTGACCGCTGTGAAGGTGAAGGAAGCACTGAGGAAGAAGAAGTCTGTGATAAGTGCAGAGGCACTGGCAAGGTAGAGATACAGCCTCCGAGGATTCCTCAGAAGGGGACTGATACCTATGAGTACGACAACGAACATGCTGTTTGGGGTATCTGCCCGACGAGTTTCAAGTGGCGTGAGGGTGAGCGAAGGCTCGTCAAACTGTAATGGCGTTGAGTCGTGATCAGATAAGGCAGTTGTCCATTGAGACGAGCATGGTAGCTGTGCAAAATGTCTCATTTATTGGACATACTGGCCTTATCACATTGAAGATGCACAACGGAATTGTTCAGAGGGTGTGGGCTGGTACTCCTGCAGGCTTGCTATTATGGGTCCAGGGGCAGCAATTGATCCACCTTGTGCCTAACGCGGAGTTGCCGCTGAAGCATTGATGAGGAGTGGTTCTAGATGAAAGAGCAGCGTATCCCTATGTCGGGTGGTGACGAATACGATGCGCTTACGCAGTGGAAGAACGTCTGTTATTGGCAATCAGGTGAGCGCAAACGGATCAAGCGCAAATACCGGAAGCGCGTCAGGCGGCTATGGCGTGAAAACCGCAACCGGAAAAACACGTAGAGGCTATTGACATCTACCATGTAAGTCGCTAGACTGTCCTTGACGTGAGAAAACACAAGGATACGGCATTACCTATATTTGGCGGCACGGAGGGGGCCATCAGTGCCCAACCAAGTCTCACGTCACTCCGTGTCGCTGATGAATTGATCGACAAGAAAGCCAAGAGACGTGCCTACTACGCAAAGAACCGAGAGAAGATTCTCGCTCAAAGGACCGCCAGGTATGCAGCAAATCCCGAGAAGCTCATCGCTCGCCAGAAAGCATACAACGATACACACAAGGAAGAGGTACATGCCTATCAAGTGGCATATCGAGCGTCTCACAAGGAACAGCGCCACGCATACTACGCCGCTCATCTGCCAGAAAACGCAGCATATGCGTCAGTACGAAGAGCTAGGATAGCTGGCTCAATCATCGGTGATCGCGCAGAGATTGCTGAGATTTATCGCAAGGCGAAGGAAGATCCTAAAGTGCGATGCTATATCTGCAACAAGATGATTCGTATGGGTGACAGGCATGTAGATCACATTTTCCCAGTTAGCAAAGGATTCCCAACAAGGCCATCTAATTTAGCAATCGCGTGCAGCAGATGCAATCGGGCAAAAGGCGCGAAGCATCCTAACGAACTAGGAATGCTGATATGATAGATGAGTAGGCTATTGACATAAGAGGCAGAATGCTGTAGGTTGTAGTCGAGCAAGTATACGAAGGCTCCTGGCGAACAAAACGTTCGTCGAGGAGTCTCTTTGTTTTTCAGGAGGGCAAGATGGCGGATACAGCGACGTCTACACCAGTAGAATCAGGCGACAACATATCTAATCAGCAGTCAGGAAAACCTCGAGCGATGTTGTCGACATTCGTTGCCAACGATACCGATTTCCATTTCATGGAAGTCGATATGAGCGTGAATGGTGGATTGACTTATGGTGCAACGAATCCCAGCAACCAGATCCTGACGATCACTCTCTACGGAGCATTCGAATCCGGCGTTGATCCAGCAGGAGCAGCAGCATTCCCAATCGATATTACTGGATTCACTGTTCCTGCGGGTGAATCAGAGTACACGACCACAACCGATAAATTCCCATTTTATCTCATCAGATGCACATTCGCTGTGGTTCCTGACGGCAAAACAGTGACGATCAAGACTTGCAGTTGGGAAACGAACTAGGGAGGAGACATGGCGGGATTCGGAGCGGTAGGTAAATCGGCACAGAATCTAGGGTTTCTCATGGCGACTGCCGATGCGTCGCTTCTTCACGTTATTGACGACAGCGCGATGGCACAGCTATTAGCAATCGGTGGAGACGCATCTGACTTCGACGACACGACCGACTCTCTTGAAGCAATCTCCAACGCGATCTCTGCTATTCCTGGCGGAACGTGTGATGCCTTCCTAGCGTCTGTAGGCGGTCTCCTTACCACAGCAGCGGCAACAGGGGCTGTAGGTGTAGGTACGACGCTAATGGGCTATGAGAAGCAGATAGTAACCGCCATCCTCGATGGAACGTATGGCCTCTCTGCACTACAGGTTGATATATCGGGAATACCGACAACGATGGTAGGCACGAACTCATCCTTCCTGGAATCGGTCGGCGGTCTTCTGACCACAGTGGCAGCGACGGGGGCTGTCGACACCGCAACTCCAATGATGGGATATATGAAGCAGGTCGTAAACTTCACAGAGAGCGGCGGGGCTACGAATGTTCCGCAGTTTGTAGGCACTCTAGCGTATGCTGATGCTTCTGCTTCTGACGATACTGGTAGCGGATTGACTCCAAGCGCACCTAAGAAGACTATTGCTGCTGCTCAGGTAGTCGCAGGGATTGGTGGGGCTGTAACGATCAAGGCAGGAACCTACGCAGAAGACGTAGCGATGAGTTACGCCGCGCAGGAGCTATGGCCTGAGATTGGGACTGTATTCGATGGCACTGGTCCGTGTATCACGATCTCTGCTGCAAACTGCAAACTTGGGCGACCTGGAGATAGATTCCAGATCACACCGGCAGCAGATCAGATTGGCGTTGTTACTACAGCCGCAGGTACTGGCTCATTCATCAATGGCGCGATGGTAGTTGGGTCGGCAAGTGCCGGAGGATTTGACATCAATGGCTCAGGTGCTGAGTTGCATTGGTGCCGTGCTACTGGCATGAAGGCAGGCGCTAAGGCTTTCGATTCAAGCGTGTCGCAGTTCAAATGGATAAACTGTTCAACGACAGGGAATACGACCTCTTACGGTTTCTATGCAGGTGGTGCGACGATCTCAAGAGGGCTTATACTCAATTGCACATCTGTTGGGCATCAGACATCCGGCTTCTACTTGGACACAGGCGTATCGCTTATAACAGTAAACGACTGTTCATCAGGTGGAGGCGACGGTGGTAAAGTAGACAGCGGAACGAACAACATGTGGGGCAACTTCGTTGATCGACTTAACGACGAACACCATGAGCATATCTATCCTCGATGCACTGGGCAGGGCGCGGCTGGCAATCCAATATCTGTGGCGAATGCCACCACTGACGGTGCAGGTGGAACCCGCGACGATCAGGACTATTGGGGAGATGTTGCGACGATCATCCCCATGTCAACTATTACAACTATCTGGAACGCAGTTGGCGTATACATCCATGCGAATACAGCATCAGACATTCAACAGTGGGACATATTCTTCCCAAGGACAGCTTACAGCTCTGCTCAGAATGGCGGTAACGATTGGGACGAGAACGAAACTGCGTTGACTGTTGCCGATGGCACAATATTTGAAGACGGCGACTTCGTTTGGATCACTGGCACTGACAGAGCGGCTGGCGAGATCGTGAAGGTCAGCGGAGCTCCTGCTGGCAATGTCGTGACTATTGCGAGAGAGACTACCGCAGACGCAGAGGCTGGATTGCGGTACAACTACGATGGCACTCCTGGTGCTAACACCATGTACGTTGCGAGTCGTCCTGGTACTCCTTCTCTGCACAGGATCGAAGGCGACTTCAGCGCGGCGACGACAAGGGATATGAAGGCATACCGATGGCACGAGGCAAGAGAGATGCCTCCGAATACAGGAATGATTATGCGTATGCTAAATGCTACTGATGGTGGCGCAAGTTCGTTCGACACACGCGCCATCTACGAAGACTAAGCATAGGAGGTGCCTGTGAAGGCGACAGCGCACACACAATGGCAAGTCATGAAAGAACGACTGGTGAAAGTGTGGAAGCGGATCAAAGCATGGGTACTGAAGATACTGAACGCAATTGCAAACGTTGAATTTTGAAGAGGTGAACATGACTGAGAACTTGACGGAGACTGTGGCAGAGAGCATGACGGCGCATATCTTCCATGAGCAGATTCAGCTTATGAAAGACACGCTCGACCGCGGACTGATGATATATCAGGGAGATAAGACCAATCGCGGGTACAGGCACTACAAGCAGGAGACGATGAGAACGTTCCATGCGTTCATCGACGCCTTCTGGGGAACACTGCTCAAGGATGGATTGGTAGAGGTATGCCAGTGCGGGGCGCCCACGCGACGGTGGAGCGAATGCCCGTGCTGCGGCGGTTCAGGGTTCAAGGTAGTAGAGGAGGACTCTAGTGGGCTTCATGAAAGCACTGGATAGGGCATTAGGCACCCCCGTCAAAGAAGCGGCGGAGATGACCCCCAGCCGATTAGTTAGCCAGGAGCGCCCGAGCTACAACGACGGGCGCGTTACTCGTCCTGCTGGCCTCCAGAATATCTTCAACGCTTTCAAAGAGGATCCTGCTGTCTTTACCGCGATTGAGAGAATTGGTGCGTCGATCGCAGACATCCCTCTTATCATGATCGAAGCGGAACAGGCAAAGGAAGATCGCAAGTTCGTCAGCGCACGCCACTTCCACGCAGCATCACGGTCTAAGACCTACGCTGGCGTGATGGAGAAATGGGCGTCGATCGAAGGCGGACGAGTGATCAGGCAAGATCCTATTCTCGACATGCTGGCGAATCCCTGTCCCTCTGCCGGTGTGTCGGGAAACCTCATGAAGCGTGCCATTGTCGCGTACATGGAGCTTACTGGCATGGCCTACGTCGAGAAGCTCTACGATCCCAAGGACGATAAGAAGGTCACTGGCCTCTGGCCGTTGATCAACCCTCTCAAGATGCAGGTTATTGCTGGAAAGACACGGCTCATTGATGGGTACGTGTGGAATGGTTCGAGAGGCGCTGTCGTTTTCAAACCAGAAGATATGATTTACTTCCGCAGCTTCAATCCAGATACCCCGTACTACGGCTACTCACCAACGCAGGTACTGCGCGTAGTCATCGGTACTGATCTCAAGGCCCTGAACTGGAATGCTGTGTTCTTTGCCAATTCCGCTAGGCCAGAAGGCATCTTATCATCCGATCAATACCTCAACGATGGGGATGTAGAGATGATCATGCAGACCTGGGATGACAACCACAGGGGAGAGGAAAACCAGAGCAGACCTGCTGTTATGGGAAAAGGCATGAAATGGCTTCCAACTGGATCTAGCCACCGTGATATGGATTTCCCGTCTCTACGTCGTTACAGCAAGGAAGAGATCCTTGGATCATACGGAGTTCCTCCTATAGTTGCAGGGGATTATACTGATGCTAACCGGGCGTCTTCTGAGATAATGTACCGATTATACTATGAAAATGGCATACTCCCTCGATGCGACGTGATGGAAGACTTCTGGAATACCGCATTGATGGAGCCAGGGAGCGGCAAGCGCATTGTCTACGATCTCGGAGCTATCGAAGCGTTGAAAGGAGACGTCCTCGAGATGGCTAAGGTGTCTGCTCGTGTGAAAGAAGAATTCTCAGTCAACGAACGACGTGTCTTCCTTTGGAATCTTCCTCTTATTGAGGGGAATGAAGGTAACGCTTTGTGGGATCCTAAAAGAGAGAACATTATTGGATACGCTCCGATCCCGTCAGAGGTTGCAAGCGAGAATCAGTTGAAGGCAGGCAAAGAGATAACTGGTGGAACTGAATAATGGGCACGAATCTCACAAACCTTGTGAATGTACAG